GCCAGGTCAGACCAGAACGGGTCTTTGTAGCTGGTTGGGATGTCTCTTGTGGCCATGTCTTATCTCGCAAACGTGGTGCGATCTTGGCTGGCACGAGCGATGATTTCCTGCACCTGTTCTCTCGTCAAACCAAGAGATATCAACTCTCTGGAAAGATCACCAACACCAAGTTCTAATTGCTCTTTGATGGCTGCAGTCAATCGTTGATCGTTCAGTACACGCTTGACCAACTGCTCAAGCTGTTGCGTCTTGGCTGCCACATCAGCAGGAGCCGCAGCCGCTGGCGCAGGTGCCGCAGCCGGCACTGGCTGCGCAAATGCACCAGCTCCAGGCATTGGCACCGAAGACGCGCCAGCCGGTACACCAGCAGGAGCTGCTGGCATTGGTGCCGCAGGAGTTGCAGGTGTAGCCGGTGCTGCAGGCGCTGCCGGAGCCGGAGCACCAGGCACAGCACCAGTTTCAGGCTGCGCCCAGCGCATGTAGCCTCGGCCGGCCACTGCACGACCGGCCTGGGTCGCTGCCAGGTCTTGCGCACGCTGGTCCATGAACTGGCGTGCAAAGTCCACATAGGTGGTGCCACGAGGCACCTGAATGCCACCGATCTCAATATCGCGGGTGGCACGGCCAAGTGTCTTGTTGGCATTCACCCATTCAGACTTTGCACCTTCAGACACTGCTTCGTACTGCGCCATCTTGGCCATACCGCGCAAGAACGATGCGACTGTCTTAGCGTCTGCGTTTTCAGCCGGGAATCCCTTGAGCGCCAGCTCGATGTCGCGGTCAGTGGCAGGACCAGGAGGCAGCGACTTGATAGCCTGCGTGTTGCGCAGCCTGACGTATTCCTGACGAGTTTGCGTCCAGGCGTCTTGGTTGCCGGTAGCGTTGCGCAGCCAGGCATTGATGCCGCTGAATGTGCCGTAGCCGCCGCCTTGCTGCTCCAGGCGAGACGCCAAGTCCAACATGCGGCCGGCAGACTGTTCTCCAGCAACTGCAGCCACCGCTGATTCGTTGACGATTTTGGTGGCTGTCGGGTCAAGCTCGCCGCCCTTCTGGTTCAGCTCAAAGAGCTTCAGCTCCACATCAGACTGCAGCTTGTCGCGGTCCAGCTTCAGACGGTTTTGATCGAGCACCAGCCGGCCAGCGCGGTCTGCAATCTGACTGTCCAAGTTGCGGATGTTGGCCGCGGTCTGCGTGTTCTCCAGCGCCAGGCGGGTGGGAGTGTTGGCCGTAATCAGCTCTTCCTTGGTTGCTCCGGCCTCGCCAGTGCGAATCTCAGCCGGTGCTTTCAGCGCCTTGATGGACGACTCCAACACCTTGTCGCCTCCAGGCACTCCGGCCAGCATGATGCCGATGGTCTTCTGTGCGCTCTGTGGGCTGACCTCGGCCATCTGCGCCCAGGTCTCGTAGGCTTTGGCCTGCTGCTCGCGGCCGGCATTGCGTTCAGCCGTGGCGCGCTCGCGCAGGAGCTGGATGCCGATCTGGGGCTGGTTCGAGCTGAAGGCCGACATGACCTGGCCGCCGAAGCGCAGCTCATTGTCCTGGCGATCCTTGGACAGCGTCTCCCAGTTGGCGCGCATGCTGTCTGCTTCAGCTTTCGGCAACAGCATGGCCACGTTGGTGAAATCGCGCGCAGTTGGGTTTGGGTTATTGATCAGCGCCGTGACTTGCGTCTGCAGCGTTTGCCTGCGCTGCAAGTCGGCCTCCTGAGCCTGGCGCTGCGCTGCCACGTCAGCAATGGTAGCTCCGATCTTGAAGCCAGACAGCGCTGCCTCGAATGGGCTTTGGACGTTTAGTTGGTAGTTGATTGGCTGGACCATGTGTGGCTCCTTTATACCTTGCCGTAGTCGACGGTGAGGTATCCACCGGACTCGCCCACAGCATCAGGATAGACGCCCAGCACCTCCTGCGCCATCAGGCCGACCTTCCGGCCGCCGCCCCAGACGTACTCGAACTCGTAGACGCCCAAGCCGTCCGGCCTGGTGCCCACGCGCGTGATGTTCTTTTTCAGCCTGATGTCGCTGAAGATGTTGCCGAAGCCTGGCGTGCCGACCTTGGCACCGTACTGCATGCCCAAGAACTGGGCTGGCAGGTTGAGCACGTTGGCAAATGCTTGGCCCTGCGCCAGCTCCTTGCCAGCTTGGGCAGCTCCGACATCACCGTACAGTCCTGCCACTCGCGCACCAGTTTGCATGCCGGCCGTGCCGACACCTGCAGCAGACTGCTGTCCGAGTGATGTCAGGCCGCCAAGACGGCCATATTGAGTCTCAATCTCCTGCTGCAGCATCTGCGGTCTGAATTGGGCCAGTGCCGCCTGGATGTTGCCACCACGCAGGCCACCAGTGGCAGATGCGCGCTGGAGAAGAGCCTCTTCGCCTTGGCGCACGCGCGCCTGGAACAGAGGAGAGCCTTCCAGGCCTGCGATGGCAGCCTGTTGTGCCTCTGCGCCTTGCAGGCCAATCAATGCTTGCTGCTGTTGTAGTGCAGGTGTGCCGACCTCGACGTAAGGCTTGAGCAGCTCGCGCACCATGTCGAACTGTCGACGCTGCTCTGCAATACCAGCTTCTGCGGCTGCTGTTTGTGCTCCAGCAGCCTCTCCGGCTGCTTTACTTTGCATGATGCCGCCGACGACTTGCGTGCCGCCGACGACCAATGCGGTTACTGGATCAGGCATGGCTGAACTCCTTCATGTAGTCTTCGAGTGTTTCACCGTACAGCGCCATGACTAGGTGGGCATTGTCTGTGGCGTACTTGGTGCCGTGGCACAGTGCCACCACCATCATCACCACATCGTAGTAACCAGCGCGCCAGACGTAGGAGCGCGCATCAGCATTGCCAGCGCGCTCGGCCTGGTCAGAGCCTTGCCACTTCAAGATCATGGTCGCCACAACAGGCGCAAGGGAAAAGGAATTGGCAGCCCAGAAGCTGTTCTGGTTCATGCCGACCAGTGTGTTCCAGATGGCTGCGTTCAAGTCTTCGCGCTCGACAGGGTCACCATCAGCCACGTCATCAAAGACTTGGATGGCACCCCAGAGCATCATCAGCCACTCAGTGGCCGGCGCAGGAAGCGCCAGAACCCTTTGCAGGTTCTCTTTGAGCCACTCAGAACTTCCCATGCGCGCAACCCTCCAATGGTTGGATGAGCTGCTGGTGGCCCGATAGACTCAGCGCCCTCATTTTCCCACAATCTGCCATTTGGTCAATCTTCCTCGAACTCGCGCTCTTCCCAGGCCTGGCAGGAGCGCATGTCGTGGCAGATGAAGTCGAACTTGTTGCAGTAGCCGCGGAAGCCTGCGCCCACGTCCCACTGGTTCCAAGGGATGCGGTCCATCTTGACCTGGGTCATGACCGAGTTGTCGTAATACTCGCAGTTGGAGCAGCGCCGACGACGAGCCTCAGTTTCGTCGCACTGCATGGCCTTGGCCAGAGCCATCCAGTAGGGCTTGTTGGCTCCGCGCTCGTTGCTAGGCTTTTCAGGGCCGAGCATCCAGTCTTCGATCACCACCTGGGTGTTCTTCTTGTTCTCGGCCGCCGTGATGAATGGCTCCTCGTATGGGATGCCGCCGAAGCCGGCCAGCATCATCTTGGGCATTTTTGCGTCTTCCATGTTCAACTCCTTCAGGTGATCTCGCGGCCGGAAATGCGCAGCGTCAGCGAGGTAGCGTTGCTGGCGATGGTGCTGATGAATGCACCAGGGTCCAGCTCTTGTCCAACCAACTCTGGGCACAAGTAGGTCTCTCCAGGAACGACAGTGCGGTCGTCGATGATCAGGTTGGCATTGCCAGCCACGCCACCAGACTGCACCAGGTTTACGCTGAACGTGCGGTTCACCGTGTCGGTGTTGGTGACAGTGGCCTTGTCGATCAGTGCCTTGGCAGCCGTGGCCGTGTATTGCGTGGTCTGGACAGCCTCCATCTGCTTGGGAGGCACAAGGGTTTTTACTGTGACGGTCATGATGGATAGCTCCTGATGTTGTTGGACACGGTGACGATGATGGACGGAATTGCAGGATGGAAGCCTGTAGCTGCAAAGTATTGGAGCTGCACGCTCACATCGCTGACAGCCCACATGAGCTGAATGTAGTCTCCGGCCTTCAAGTCAAAGAAGAAGTTGGCAGCCGTGAAAATCTCAGCGTTGTTGCCTTGAATCTGCACCTGGCTTGCAGAACTTGGCACATCCACGCCATTGATGCGTGGCCATATCCAGAAGTTGGCCGTGCCGCCGCTGGTCTTGTCGAGTTGCACAGAGAACTGCAGGTTGTAGACGCCTTCGGTGTCCACAGCAATCTCGCTGGTCGATGGGCTGCGCAGAAACACTCCACTGGACAGGTCGGTCGTGTTGTAGGTGATCGGGTAGGCTGTGTTTGGCAGCGCCGCCACTTGCACAGTCGTGTCCTGAAAGCTGCCGAACCTGGTGCGATGTGGTGGAACCTTGGCTGGTAGCATCTGCAGCCCTTCGACAGCCTCGGCCAGTCTGGACAGCAGCGCCATCGCCTGGTTGGCCTTGTTCTCTGCTGACGCGATGCTGACTGCAGTCTCCTGTGCCAGCATGGCGATCTGGTCCAGTGCCTGTGTTCCTTTGATGTCGCTGATCGAGCAGCAGACGGCCACCTCCTGCGCCAGTGCAGCGATCTGGCCAAGTGCCTGGATGGCCGTGGCCTGCGCTGTCCCTGCTGCAATCGCTGCCGCCTCGACGTTGTCAGGCGCAACAGATGCCGCAACAGCGAACAGGTTTTCGAACTGCTTGATCTGCTCGTGATCCTTCAGGAACGTGGCAAGCTGATCTCGGGTCAGGCCGAGTGGCGGGATGCGTGGATTGACGGCCATCAGTACAGCAACCCTTCAATCTGCGCTTCCAGCCGTGCGAAGGCCAGGTGCGCATCACTGTCACCGCGGAAGCGCTGGATGCGCCAGTTGCGCATGCTGCCCTGTTGGAACCATGCCAAGCGCTTCTTGGTGTTGCCGGTGGTGCCGGCACGCAGTGGCCTGTCCTGACTCCAGGACTGGCCGTCCAGGCTGTAGCTGGTGGTGATGATTGGGTCGACGCCCAGCGCCACGCGGCCTGTCAGGCTGACCAGCTCCAGCTCGTGGAACAACGCGCCGTTGCCCTCGTTGTAGGCGATCAGCGTGCCGAACTCCCAGCGAACTTTCTGACCCCAGTGCGTGCCGATGGTGTCGACCAGGTAGCCGATGTTGCTCGACTGCGGATCGCCCACCAGCCACTTGTCATAGGCCCAGACCAGGTTGCGCGCACGGTACTGTGCAAAGCCGACGACCGTGGTCGTCAATGTGAACCAGACCAGCTCGCCCAGCGCCTCGCTGGCCGCTGCGTCATAGACCAGTGTGCGGTCAGGAAGGTGGACGTAGAGGTGCTGGTGCGCCTTGTCATTGCGCGCCTCTAGCTTCACCGTGGCGAGCTGCGCCTCGGTGTACTGCAGCAGGACTTCGTCAATCTCCTGCGTGCTGATCTTGGTGGCCGTAGCATTTGCGCCCATGTAGATGCCTGGCGCTTCATTGCGGCCGCTGCCCAGGAAGGCAACCTGCTCCATGAAAACGCAGCAGCCAAACGTGCCGATGACGCCTTTCTGAATCTGCGCGCCATCAATGCGCTGGAACGGGAAGAAGTCGCCGCCCACGTTGTCGAACACCTCGATGGTGTTGCGGTTCAGTGCGTAGACCTCGTTGCGCAGCTTGAGCAGCGCCACAACCGGATCGGGGTCAACCTCGCTGGAGCCGTACTTCAAAGGGTTGACCTGGGTTGGGTTAGTCAGTTCTGTCACTACCAGGCTGGTGCCATCAGTGGTCATGAAGTAGCCGTCCACCCAGACAACATCAAGCACCAGACCTAAGTCCGGATCGGTCACCTGTGTGAGCACTCCGTTCCAGTAGTACAGCCGGCCGCCAGACGCAATGGCCAGACGGTCAAAGCTGTAGTCCATCGTCACCAGCGTGTTGACAGGGCCACCGACATCGCCAAGCACGGTCACAGTGCCATTGCTGGCCACCGTCACGAGCTTGGTGCCCATGACGCGGTAGCAGGTGCCGTTCCAGTTGATGCCGCCGCGGTCGATGCCAGGGCCGCTGCCGTTGGCCACAATGCCATCGCCAGGCCGCAGGAATCCAGAGCTGATGCCGCTGTTTTTCGGCACCGGCACCATGTTGACAGGGTAAGACGTGCGAAAGTCCGGTCCGTTGTCGGTGTAGATGCCGTTCAGGATTGGAATCTGCATGGCCTTACCATTTCACCTTGTCTGCCCAGTAGGCAGCACTCATCTTGCCTTTGGCGATGTTGCTGGCATGCCTGGCCTTGAACGACTCGCGCCGGGCCTTGTCTGCCTTTGACTCGCCTTCTCTTTTTGGGCTGCCAGAGACGCCCTGCTGTCCGAACCTGATCGTCTTGACCTGGTCGCCAGACTTGGCAACCACGACATGCGACTTGGTCGGATGCGATGGCGTGCGCTTGGGCTTGTTGTAGCCCTCGACGCCAGCGCGCTCCAGCCGTGGGTCTTTCTTGGCCGCCATGATCAGGCAATCCGGTACCAGGAGTTGGTGGCCTGCACGAATCGCATGCGGAAGAAGTCTTCGGCTGCCAGCGTTGTCGGGTCGCCATAGGCCGCCGCTGCGCCGTTCAGCGCCAGCGTGAAGGCCGTGATCTGCTGAGTGGTGGTGATCAGCACCTCGGTGCCATCAGGCGTCTGCGTGTTCAGCGGCAGCGTCACAGTGCCGGTGGCAAGAGTGCCAGCCGGCTGAATCAGCATCCACTGCTGGGCCGCCACAGGCGTGGGCACGGCCAGATTGAAGCCGGTGCCAGGCGTGTAGACGTTGGTGGCCAGCGTGGGGCTGGCGAAGGTCTGCTGAAAGTAGGCCAGCAGCGCACTGATCGGCAAGCGCCGTGCGTCACCGTTGTTTGGGCTGTAGACAGGCACCTGGTCACCAGGCGATACCTGGGCCAGCAGCGGGAGTTGGTTGATTTGTGGCATGGTGTGTTCCTCAGTTGTACTCGATGGGGCCGTCCGGGCCTGCAGTGACCGGATCGACCGGCTGACTCAGGAACGGGTTGTCGTACACGCGCCAGGGCTTGTTGCCGGCACCGGATGGCATGGTGGCCGGGAACTGCTGCTCCAGCGGAGCTGTGGCACGCTGCATCAGCGTGTCGTAGCCTTGCTTGGCCGTGGCCTTGGTCTCGTTCATGACCTGCTTGCCGTAGCTCGGGGCCAGCCGGATGCCCAGGTTGCAGATGATGGTCTCGTAGGCCGAGTCCGGCACGTTGGTCTGTTCGTCGATGCTGCCGTCCTGGGGACTAGCCGGGATTGGATAGCCAAGTCGGATGCCTTTGCCGTTCCAGTCGGCCATCATGGCATCGAGCCTGCGCCTGGCAGACTCAAGCTGCTCCGGTTGCAGGTCGAAGACGTAGGACGCAAGGCCGATCTCCTCGAAGGCTGCATAGACGAACTGGCGCTTGCTGTATCCCATGTCACTCTCCTGATGTCTGCTGTGCGAGCGCAGTCTCGATCAGGCTGGCCAGCTTCTTGTCGGACGTGCGCTTGTTGAATGGTATCGCCAGCTCGGTGGCCTTGGCCTCCAACTCTGCACGAGTCGGTGGTGCGTTGTCCTCGACGACAGGCGCAACAGGCTCCGGTGCAGGTGCTGGCGCATGGGCTGGCTTTTTGGCCGCCTTGACCATCGATGCGCGCCGTTCTACAGGCGGTTTCTGCTTCACAGGCGTACGCCTGGGATTCTTGGACTTGCGCCCCATCAGATGGCGCGCTGCCAGCGGTCCTGCTGCCTCAATGGCCGCCTCCAGCGTCATGTGCCAGCCGGCAGCCAGCTTGGCGTCCAGTTGCGCCTGGCCATGCATCGGCATGGCATCGTAGGAATAGCGTGCGCGCTGGATCGAGCCAGGCGCGCGATAAACAAGGCATGGGAATGTGGTCATCTCTTGGCCTTCGGTTTCTTGGCAGTCTTGGCCGCGGCCTTGAATGCGGCCTCAGTCGGTGCGCCCTTGGTTCCAGGCTTGCGCATGCGCTCAGGCGTCTTGCCTGCGGCCTTCTGGCGCTCGATGCGCTCGCGCTTGGCGTGGATGTTGGCGTAGAGGCCGGCCTTCACTTCTTGGCCTTCTTCGGTGCTTTGCTGGGCTTGCCCGCGGCCTTGGCAGCCATGCGCGCAGTGGACAGCGCCACAGCGACAGCCTGCTTCTGGGGCATGCCCTTCTTCATCTCCTTGGAGATGTTCTTGCTGATGGACTTCTGCGAATAACCTTTGGTCAATGGCATGGTGATCTCCTTGGCAATGGGGGGACCGAAGTCCCCCCACTCTTGCCGTCAGCTTACTGGTTGAACAACAAGATGCCGGACATCTCGGGCTGCTTGTTCACCACACCGAACAGCGTGTCCAGACGATACTTGATCGTCATGCTGTCGATGTCGTAGAACTTCTGCATCACCACTTCGATGTTGTTGTCGGTGGTAGCGCGCATCACTGCGGTACCAGCGTCAGACGGAACAGCGTAGCGGCCGGGCAGCAGCTCAAGCGCATCACGCTGCCAGAACACGTTCACTGCAGCAGTGTTCACGTTCAGGAAAGTGATGGCAGCAGCAGCGTTCGGGGTCACGATGCAGTTCTGGTACTGGAGTTCAGCATCAGAGCCACCCTGGGCCGAAATGATCGGCGGGGTGATGACCAGATCGGTACCACCGGCAGGCACGCTCACCACGCGGAAGGTCTTGGGCTGGCCAGTACCTTGCTTGGTGATGTGATGCACGGCCTCGACGCCATCGATGGTGAACGCATCGCCGGCCACAACACCAGCCGTCGCGTTGACGGTGATGGTCTGGAAGCGGTTGTCCACGTTCTGGGTCTCGCCAGAGATGGCGGTCGAGGTGGCTTGCGGGACGTAGTAGTTGTTCGCCGCGGCCTGGGTGTCGATGGTGACAGGAGCTGCAGGAGCAGCGCCGACCAGGCGGTTGGCGTAGTCGAACTTGAACGTCTCGAAGCCAGCGACCATGCCGACGAACGAGCGCTCGAAGGCACTGTTCGACTTGTTGCCGTTGAACGAACGGGCCGCGGTACCAGTCGCGCCGGTAGCGATGTTGCCAGCCAGGCCGTTGTAGTCGCGGCTGGACAGCGCCAGGTAGCGGTCATAGTTGGCCACGCCCTGCTCGTTCATGATGCTGTCGCACAGGGCCACGTCATCATAGGTGCCAGCAGGAGCGCCAACGTCCACCACCAGCGATCCGAGGTTCGCAGCAGCGTTCATGATCGCCAGGTTGATGTCCGAGGCCAGCTTCTGCTTGGCAGCCTCGCCAAGACGGCCTTCCTGCAGTGCATCACGCAGGTCGAGCGCAGTCATGGTCCAGGGCACCGTGCGGCTGAAGCCGATGGTGGCCGGGACAGCCAACTGCGTCATGTCCTGGTAGCCAGGGATGGCCACACCGGGAGTCGAGGAGATCGACTGCGCGATGTAGGGCTGGGGACGCCAGATGATGTCGTTGGTACGAGCCATCATCGTCTGGTCGGTGTTGTAGATGCTCACGTTGCGCGAGAGCACCAGGGCATCGTGAAAGCCTTCGAGAAGGTTCTCGAACGCAACACGCTCTTCTTTGGAAAAACTATTCGCCATGATTGGCTCCTATTTCAAAAATCAGTTTCTGGATGCTGCTTGCTTCTGCCGTTTGTACTGGAGCACCTTGGTGTAGTTTCCAGTCTTCTCAGCTTCGGC